CTTTCTTATTTTCACCGCAACAAGAGAGCACAAGCCATGACTAAGGGCGCTACGGGGCGCACAAGGGCGCTCAAGGCCGTACCAGAGGCAGCCATAGATGAACAGGGAATGAGTCCGCAATTTGAGCGTCTAATTGGCTCTGGAACGCCTAGAATCCACAGCGCCTTGAATGATTTGCCGTCTAGGGGCTTGGAAGTCGTGGCATTTGCCGAATCTATTGGCGTTCAGCTTATGCCTTGGCAAAAGTTTGTCTTTGAACATGCCATGAAAGTAAAGCCAGACGGCCGGTGGAAATCTCCAGTGGTCGTGTGCGTGGCTGCCAGACAGAATGGCAAAAGTACGATCATGGAGATGAGCATTCTCGCGCGCATGTTTTTATGGAATGAGCCGCTACAACTCGGCAGTGCTCACGTGCTGACCACGTCACTTGAAACATTCCGGCACATTGTCAACATCATTGAAAGCAATGAACAGCTCTCAAAGCATGTCAAGAAAATCCGGTGGGCGCATGGATCAGAAGAGATTGAATTGAAATCCGGCGCTCGCTACGTGGTCAAGGCAGCCAACGCAGCTGCGCGAGGATTCGCAAAGCCGGAGACGGTGTACATGGACGAAACCCGACAGCTGAAAGACACGGAAGCTTGGTCGGCTATGCGTTACACCATGATGGCTGCCAAAAATCCTCAACTCTGGACATTTTCCAACGCCGGTGATCAGCACAGTTTAATTTTGAATCAGCTGCGCGATAGGGGCATGGCCAGTGCGGCTGGGTCAGATGATGACATTGCTTATTTTGAATGGTCGGCATATTCAGACAAAATTACCGACGAAAAAAATTGGGTCGCGAGCAATCCTGCACTTGGCCACACAATTCATGAGGACAATATCCGCGCGGTGCTCAACGATCCTGCCGACGTAGTACAGACAGAAGTGCTTTGTCGCTGGGTCAACACAATCAGCGGCGCGATACCGGCTAAGGAATGGAATGAGTGCGGCGGAGATGAAATCGAACTAGACGTCGAAAAGGTGACGTGGTTTGGACTGGACTTGTCGCCAGATCGTCGAGACGGGGCTTTAGTGGCAGCGCAGAAAAATCCTGACGATACTTTTGTCATTAAACTTTTGCACACATGGCACAATCCAATTTCGCTAGATGATAAAGCTGTGGCCAATGACATTGCACCTTATGCTCGCAAATATCCTGTTGAATATGTGGCGTTTAGCAAAAGGACAAGCTCTGCCGTAGCTGGGCGACTTGCACCGGCCGGAATTCCTGTGATTGACATTGACGGGGCGTTGTACGGACAAAGCTGCGACGAACTTCTCGGAGCGATTACGTCAAAAAGGTTGATTCACGGAAAACAGGCAGAATTGTCCAAGCAGATACTATCGGCCGTTCGATTACCAATGGGCGACGGCGGCTGGATTATCGGAAGGCGCGCCTCTTCCGTAGCGGTTTGTGCAGCTGTAGCCAGCGCACTTGCAACACACTTTGCGACACGCCCTGAAATGGAGATAGACATTTTCTCAGCCTAAGTGTATAGGCGACCTTTACACTTGCGGCCATGGGTCTATTTTCACGCACAATTACAACGCAAGCACCAGAGGCGACTTCTGATATTGAAGCTTCACTTGCGCCAGTAAATGTCACTAGTTCTCTTTACAATATTTACGGCGTCGCAGGCATTACAGCTTCACGCGTTGAATTTATGTCAGTGCCAACATGCGCCAGAGCGCGCAACATTATTTCGTCCAGCGTTGCCAGCATTCCGCTTAAAGTTCGCACAAAGGCAGACGGCGCGCGAGTTGAGTCACCGCCAAAAGTAATTAACCAACCAGATCCACGCGTTCCCGGCTTTGCTACTTACGCATGGTTGGCTGAGGACTTGCTTCTATATGGTTATGGCTACATGAGGATTTTAGAAATTTATGCGGACACGTATCGAATCCGCAGCGCGGAAAGAATTGATCCAACACGCATCACAATAAAAACAAATGCCAACGGAACAGAGATTGAATATTATTGCGTTGATTCAATTCCTGCACCGTATGAAGGCGTTGGAAGTCTTGCAGTTTTCTATGGCGTTGACGAAGGAATTTTGAATCGTGCAGGTCGCACAATTAAAGCTGGTGCAGAATTAGAACGCGCAGCGACAATGTACGCGCGCGAACCAGTGCCAACAATGGTTTTGAAATCTAACGGCACAGCATTGCCTGCCGACCGCATTGCAAAGTTGCTTGAGTCTTGGGGTCAAGCTCGTCGCAATCGTTCAACGGCTTTTCTTAATGCAGACGTTGAATTGCAGACACTAGGTTTCGACCCTGAGAAGTTACAGCTCAATCAAGCCAGATCGTACGTTTCGACGGAATTAGCCAGAGTCACTGGCATTCCGGCTTATTACGTGGACGCTGAATCAGGATCAAGCATGACCTACAGCAACGCAACTTTGGCTAGACAATCTTTGCTGGACTTCTCTCTTCGCCCAATTATGACGGCAATTGAAGAGCGTTTATCAATGACAGGCATGCCAAATGATTTCGTGCCAGCAAGTCAAGAAGTAAAATTTGATTTAGATGATTATTTGCGTGGATCAGCAAAAGAGCGCGCAGACGTGTACAAGATTCTTTACGATATTGGCGCTTTAACTTCAGATGAAATCCGACTAGAAGAAGAGATGATCAGATGACATACAGCATACAAAAACCAATCAAAGTTGACTTTTCAATCAAAGTCGAGGCGACAGACTTTCCAAAGCGTGAATTGTCTGGCCGCATTGTCACATGGAATGAAGAGGGCGTCACAAGCTCTGGATCAACTATGTTTCAGAAAAACTCAATTACTTTGGGCGACAGCACAAAATTATTACTTGAACACCGCCGGGAATCTCCAATCGGATTCCTCAAAAGCTACGAAGAGGACGACAAAGGTATTTACGCGACGTTTACTATTGGCAACACAACTGCCGGGTCTGACGCGCTAGTTGAAGCTTCAACTGGATTACGCGACGGCTTTAGCGTCGGAGTTATTGCACAGAAATACAAAAACGTTGACGGCGTTTTAGTAGTAAGCGCAAGTGCGCTCAAGGAAGTTTCATTGGTTACAGATCCAGCCATAGCAAGCGCGAAGGTTGAAATTGCAGCTAGTGAGAACAACAATTCTGAATCCGAACCGGAGACAGAGGAACAATCAACCGAAGGAGAAACGCAAGTGGAAACACCTACAGCCGTTCCAGAAGTCGCAGCCGAAACGGTTGAGGCTTCCAAAGTCGAAAAAGTCGAAGCGTCACGTCCGCTTTACTTTGCAACACCACGCTCACCAATCACAACAGGTGGGTCATACCTTGAGCATTCGATCAAGGCAACACTAGGCAATGAAGATTCACGCCAGTACATCAAGGCAGCTGACGATTCATTCACAACAAATCCAGCGTTTTCGCCGGTATCTTATGTTCGCGACGTTGCACAAAACACGAATGCTGATCGTCCAGTAATTGAAGCATGTGGCGGCACACGTCCACTAAGCACTTACGGAATGACAGTCTCAATTCCAAAAATCACTGCTAACTCAACAGCTGCAACAGTTGCAGAAGGTGGAGATCCAACAGGTACAACCGCGATTACCTCATCTTATGTGAATGCAACTGTAATCAAAAAAATGGGCTTCCAACGCTATTCAGTTGAGCTCCTCGACCGGTCAGATCCGAGCTTTTATGAAATTATGCTTTCAAATCTCCGCGACGCTTATGCTCAAGCAACTGATCAGTATGTAATTGCACAAATTACAGCTGGCGGTACACAGGCAACAGCAACCGCAGCTGACTCAGCTGGCTTGATTTCATTCGTATCAACAGAAGCACCAGCTGCATACACAGCGACAAAGCGCACAGCAAAGTCATTTGTATCTGGTACTTCTATCTGGACTACTTTGCTGGGAGCAACAGATACAACAGGACGTCCAATTTACAATGCTGGCAATCCTATGAATAACGCCGGGTCTGCAATTCCTACAAGTATTCGTGGGAATGTGCTTGGACTTGACTATTATGTTGATCCAAATATGGTTGCAACTTCAATTGACGAATCAGCGTTCATTATTGAGCCACGTTCAATCGAAATTTTTGAATCTCCAGCTTTGACATTGGCCACAAACGTGCCAACAACAGGCGAGATTGAAATTTCACTTTATGGTTACATTGCAGCTCAAGCCGTCTTTGCCGGTGGCCTTCGTCGCTTCAACCTAACCTAATCAATTAAGCATGGCCGAGGTGCGCTCCCGTATCTCGGCCAGTCGAACACGTAAGGACAGAGATGCCTAGCATTATCACAGCTTCACAGCTTCGCACAGTGTTGGGCG